CTTGGCGTTCAATGCCGCTTGCTCTGTGGTTCGGTAGGCTTCAGCTAGGGTTAGTTCGTAACCGTTGGCATAAGCCCATGTAATTAATTTTGCTACGTCACGGGCGAAACGACTCTGTTTTTGTCTTAATGTTTCCATTTTTACCGAGTAGCAAAAAGCAAAAAAGCCGCTTTATGTGCGGCTTAATTTGTTTCGGGTTGCAGAATATGCAATTCTAATGCTGTTAGCATACTTCATTGTTTGCAACTTTGCAAGTATTCGACAGGCGGTTATTGCGCTAACTTGTCTACAAATATACAAAAACGTATACATAATGTTCAGATATGCGTACAAAATCGAAAAATCTATACATATTGTTCATTAACATGTACGGATAAAATCATCCGCTGCGTCATAAATATAGCCGTAAAAGCCTGAAATGCGTCTTATATGTAGCATAAAGGGACTTAAGGCTACATTTATGACTCTTTATCTTTACAATCAGCCGTGCTCATATTTACAATCAGCCGCCCAAATTAGATGTACGGATAAGTATCAATCGGTTACAATTTGTAACCACCTCAACAGTGGTGCGATTTAATGTAACATCTCTACTGTTACTCGCGCATCTTAATGTTACAAATACAGCCGGAGTGCATGAATTTTTAATAAAAATCTTGTCGGGAAAACGGTATCGGATTCCTGACAATTGTCCACTTCGCTGACCGTTTTATCTACACACAAACCAACCACTTAGGTACAGTTCGTGTATAGATTTGTCCGCTTTATTGTACATATCGCCGCAACGTGTACAAATTGTTCAGTATTGTGTACATATCGCTTTCCGAATTAGCCGACCTTAAAATCCTAATGAGCCGTTAATCGGCTCAACTATCCTGATTAGCCGCAACTGCTAAGAAATACTTAGTAGTTCAATTCACCTATTAGGTTAATTTCAACGCTTACCCCACTGCATCCAGTTAAACCAACGTCTGACTAGGTAGCTCCGAGCGACGGCTATCACTGTATAAATTAAACCTAGCCACATATTAGCTACCGCGCTGATATGCACCCCGAAAAATAACGGAAGGATTATCAGGTTAGCGCAAAAGTTGATCGCGTAACCTATTGAAGTGTTGATTAAAGCCTCTTGAAAGGAGGAGAGTTTAGTCTGCATTGAATAGCTCCTTTGGCGGTCTATCATCGCCCTCATTGTAAGAATGTTGGTAATGCACGATCATGAGTAAATTGCACATCATGTGCGCGGTGTGCGGTAAGCCCGACTCTGCATCGTTTTGTTCGCCACGCCACCACGCAAACGCATGACGCATTAAACAGGCATAAGGCACTGACCATTTCATCCCCTTCGCCCAATTGTACGGTGCGTATTTACGGCTGCCATACTCAAATACTCTCGCGGTGTCTGCTAGTAAGTGCATCGGTATCAGTGAGTAGTCAGGCTTGCCGTCATTGTAACGTGCGCCTGTGCCTTTCTCTGTGCTGTTAATGTCGCCTATCATGTTAGATCATCTTATCAAGTGAGTTTTGTATGTGGCTGGCAATACCATCCCAGTAATCCTTCATGCAAAAGTGATGCGGGGTTATCTGCTGGTAGTGCAATTCTGCTACTTCGTTAAACCGATCAGGGCTGTACTCAACATCTAGAACGCTGTAGCACATTGACCGTCCGTAGCCGTGAATGTCGTCTGCTGTACACTGCAACCATCCGGCAACCAGGCGCTCGATAATCACTCGATTAGGTATCGGCTTATTCGGTTCAGCGTCCTGGTGAATAAATAAATCAATATCGGTATCTTCTTTCCCGTCTGCCATGCGTAAAGCAAATGCTGTTTTATAAAATAGCAATTCTTCAAACGATGGCGGAGTGTGGTCAAGTGTGTGTGATGTCATGCTGATTCGTCCTCATACGTGAGTGGTCTTAATCCTAAAATAACGTCTACCGCTTCTAAAACTGACAGTCCTTCGTAAAAGTAAATGTTCGCATCCCACTGATCTTCTTCTGCCCACTCCCACAAACCGAGCGAATGAACATCCATAAAACGGTTTAATTCTTTCTCATATTGTGAAGCTCGGTCTTGCACTCGTTTTTTCGGTTTCTTAATCCATCCACAAACATAATCTAACGCTTGTGAGTCGTAGTAATTCAAGTGGTACGCTTCCAACCAACCATCTTGGTCATTAAAATCTTTTAATTGTTTTGGTAGCCATTTATGCTCGCGGCAAAAGTATTTGATTTTAGCCAACCACTCCTTATATCCTTTTGGGTATATTGTCGGGACTGATTGTAGTTTCATGCCGCAACCTTTTTTGTTCTATATAACAGCGCGCTTATAATTCGTTGAACATAATCCAAATCTAACCCGCAAGCGTGGCAATCGTGGATAAATCTGTCGCTTTGGAAGTATTCAATCGAACTCATTCTAATAGCGCGAGCGTCCGGTTCGGTCAGCCCCACTCTTTTACCGTCAACGATGTTTCGAATCGATCCGCCGAGCGTGTTGCCTGTGTTAATGGATAGGTCAAGTATTGCTCTCTCAATAATTGAAAACCAAAATTGAGAGTAATTATTCGGCTTAGTGGCTTGTTTTAATTTAAAACAAATCAGCTTCAACGTTTTGAGATGGTACGGTCTGTCGGAGTTCACTTTCTTGCTCCAAATAATAAACCAGAGATAAAAGCGGAGCCGGTCTTGCGTAGCATATCCGCTTGAGAGCGTGAAATTCTCATTACTCTCGCAACGTAAGAAATATTACAGTTATGAGTGTAAAAAATAGCAACCGCTTCGCCCTGTTCAGCATTGGCTTTTTTTAAATTACAAATTGCCGCATCCACCTCCAACGCATCCGAGTCGGAAAGTTGAGCGGATGAAACCGTAGTTCCGACTTGATCTGAAAAAATAGTCGTCGGTTTAAAACTGATATTGATCCCTGTGCTTTTCGCCCATCTGCCCCATCGCTCAAGTAATATTTCAGTTTCGTAATCAAGCATTTTCAGCCCTTTGAATGGTTGAAGGTTTATGTCATTTGAAACTGGTCGCCGTATTTCTCATCCATGTATTTATCAAGTCTTGTTTGCTCGTATTTTCTGCATAAAAAATCTAGGGACACTTCCATTAAATCGTAGTTACCGTCGCGCACTTCGTGTTTAACAATAATCCCGCGCCAATGGTCATTACCCTGAAAGCCTTTATATTCTTCATGGTGTAGGTAACAACTGCCGGCCACTAATCCCCTTAACACTTTGCCGTTGTTTAGCTCTCGACTGCCGATCATCTTTCCTTGTTGATGCCCCATCGTGAAGGTAAATCCGATAGACTTAATGCGCGCATCCATGCTTACGCCTGCATATGGTCTGCCGGTCATTGGATTGTAAAAATAGTGCGCGTATGTCACACCATCGATGCAGATTGGTTTTAAAAACGGATGAACGATCCAGTCGTTCTCATACATTAAATTTGAAATCGACATCGTATCTTCAAGAATCGGATCAAGGTCCACAGCTCTGGTGATACGGAATTCGTGATTGCCCAGTGTTAGGTGCCTTTCAGGCAGATACTTCCTGCGCTTGGTTCTGTTGTATTCCTTGATGGGGTTTAAAAGCAGATCGTTTGCTTCGCGTGCGGCGGTAATGTCTAAGTTGTATCTTCTGCCCTCAAAACTCTTTTTGCCTTTATCGTACATACTCAAACTAGGCATATCCGCAAAATCACCACCGTTGATGATTACGTCTGGCTGATATTCCACGAGATACTTACCAATCCAAGCGAGGTGGTCTGTTGGAGTGCCGTATTTCACCTGGCAATCAGGTATGAAAATATGCGTTCTGATTTTATCTTGTTCATAAATCTTGATTTGATTATTTTTTGCGCGCGCTAATGTTCGTTCAAGGCTTCTAACATTCATCCCAAGTGCTGATGCGGCTTTTTGATGCGTTTTACACTCTTCAACCGCAAGGATGCATTGACGCTGTGCGTTTGTCGCATAAGGCAGGTATTGTTTATAACTAACAAAGTTCATAGCCATCAGCCAATCCTTTCTTCGTGGTACGCGATCTGCGCTTTATAATCCGCTTTCAGTGTTGCTAGTTCTTCCCGTGTATATTTTTTAACTTGTTTTGCTTCTTGTTCTAACTGATCGACAAACTTCTTCCCGTACATATCAACCATGTATTTTCTGTAAGTCAAAACGCACGATGATTTTTTCATGCCCCACTGATTACAATACGGGCATTGTGGGTGAATGTTTTCCTCTAATAATTTTGTAGGGGCTTTTCCTCTCTCGATAAAATGACCGCCTTGCATATTTTTATAATGGTCTTGTTTGTCACACGTTACACAAAAACAAAACCCGTCAGCGTTTGACGCTTTTAATCTGACAAGTTTTTGAAGCAAGACAGCTACCGCTGCAACTTCTTGCGCTATCGTTTTAGGTTTGCGTTTAGTGGGCACAATCACGACTTCTCAGATTCGTAAGAAATAAAGCATGGTCTGTGTAATTCTTACCGTCCAAATCACACATTAGATGCTTATCGTTTTTTAGGTTTTGTATTGCTTCGTATTCGATTTGTCTAACTCGTGATCTATGCACCCCCAACTCGTGAGCTATTACATCGAAGCTCTTGCTTTCGCCATCCATCCCCATTCTGTGTCTTAATACAAACTGCTTGCGGTCGGTTAGGCGATTGATTGCGCTTTCTAGTATTTCATGATCCTCTAATTTTTCTAAGTTAGAGTCATAGGTAAGCAGGCGTGATACATCTTCCATGCTGACTTCTACTTCAGCCTTATTCATGTCGAGCTTGTGGTACATTTGGTCTGTGCTAAATAGTTGTTCTGGTGTCTTATTTAATTCTTCGCATATTTTTATAACAATATTTTTAAGCATCCCGTCTTGGTTTATTGGGATTTCTCTCATATTGATAAGATCGTTTACACTTGTGTATGAAACGCCGACAAATTTGCAAAACTTTGGAACAGAATCCCATCCCGCTTGCTCAATCGCTGAAAGCAGTCTGTTGTTCCGCACTTTGACTACAACTCTTATGTCTTTCATCATTAAATCGCCCTTGCCAAATCTTCGTAATAATCGGGAGCGGTAAATCTGACTTCATGCTCCGCACCAAAGACTTCAATCAACATAATCATTTCTTGAAACCACTCCTTCGTTTGCTTTCTTGTGGAAACTCCCAGCATCACAATTCCATCGCCGTTGATACTGGGTGCCATTCTTTGCTTGCAAACTAACGCGCTGAATATTTGCTTCCAATCATCGTCAGAGTATTTTAATCCGTGCCACACTACTTGATTGCTGATGTCGCGTAACATTGCCCACATTCTTTTATTTTGCGAAAGTGTTCTATGGTCGCTCATGCAAACATTGACTCCCTGTCCACTCTTTCAGCTAATACCTGACTCACGACATGAAGGCTTAACTCAAACTTTTCGCAAACGTCTTTTCTTGGTAATCTTTCGCGCAAAATTAAAGTCCGGATGAGTTTTTTATCTTCTTCGGGTATTTGTAATATTTTTTGTAATTGCCGATGATTGCCTTTTACGCCCATTCGCGCCGCTCTATCCTTAACAGCGCAAACGCTCTTACCTGTGGCGTTGGCAACAAAAGCCGCGCCTTTGGCAAAATAATTATCTTTTAGAATTTGCGTTTGTTGGTCAGTCCATAATTTACTCATCGCCATTCTCCTAAAATGGAATCTCATCTTCAAAATCTGGCGTTGATTGTTCTGCTGGATGGTTGTCGTTTTGTCGGCTGTCGAGCATTTGCATTTTGCTCGCGACGATTTCAGTGGTGTATTGCTTTTGACCGTCTTTCTCCCACTGGCGGGTTCTTAACGATCCTTCGATATAAACCTTTGAACCTTTTTTTAAATACTGCGATGCAATTTCTGCGAGCTTGTTAAAAAACACAATCCGATGCCATTCGGTGCGCTCTTCTTTTTTGCCAGTGTTTTTATCTTTCCAACTTTCGGAGGTGGCTAACGTGATGTTCGTCACTGCACTGCCGGATTGTGTGTGTCGCGTTTCTGTGTCTTTGCCAAGATTGCCAACGATGATGACTAAATTAACTCCGCTCATTTTATGCGACCTCTTTGGTTGTTTTTCTTTGCGCCTGACGAATTTTTGAACATTTATCGTGGTTTAAACTATGTCTGCCGCCGCGTGCTTTATTGCAAATATCACAGATGCGAGTGCTTGGCGGGTAGTAGCAATTATTTGGTTTTTCATGCTGCTCTGTACTCCGCAAACCGTTTGCCGTCTTTTTCAATCATCCGGCTGTTGATTTGTAAACCGCTTGATCGTAAATCGTTAACTCTCGCGGCTAACCGTAAGCATCCGAAAAGGTTTAACGCCACGATGGGTGTTATCGCTTTACCTTGTTTTAAATAATTCTCAATTTGTTTTGTTTGGCTCATGCAACGCGCTCCTGTAGTTTATTTTTAAGTATTGCCAAATGTTTTAATCCAACCTCTTTTCGTTTTGCAAATGCGTCTACTGGTTCCGGTAATCCCAAAGCAACTGGTTTATGTGATGCGGTTAAATACCGCTTACAGCCGCTTAGAATTAAACCAACGTTCGGCCACATAAAATCAGTACTGCCTTTTTCGATCATGGTCTTGGTGTGGGCAAATCCTCTGTCAATTTCATCTTTCGCGTATTGACCGATTTGTATTGCCCATTCCCGCTTAGCTACTTTTTCGTCGCCTTCCGTTGGCCACGTCTTGTTGTATTTAGCAACGCCGTATACCGTGCGAATCCGCGCAAAAAAATATTGCACGGCGTCGACTGTCGATTGGTCAAAAGTCCTTTGCGTCAACTCTGGAGTAGGCTTTCCTTGCGCGATCTTCTGCATCAGCTCGGTTGCGTTGTTCATACGTCATGCCCTCTTTTTTAAATTCAATTGCTTTGCGTAACCAGTTTGAAAACGCTGCGTGCCAATCCACAAACTTATTGCCCTTCGCTTTGTGGTAATCACTGAAAGCGACAAACTCCGAATCAATGTTGAGTTTGTTAGCAAATGCGAAGGTCAGTTGGTTATCGGTAACTCCAA